CAAACTCTTCATTCTTTACTTTCTTTCTAGGATCATTTTTTTCACCTCTTTCATAATCTGCTTTGGTGTATGGTCTAAAATCATCACGCCCACCTTGGCTGGTATCACTAGCACCATAACGTTGCTTTCTTCTTTTAGCAGCTCTTTCTCTCATCGCAGCAATAGAATCTGCTTCATCAAGTTGCTCCTCACCGAGAATAATATCAATCGCTTCTTCATCAATCAGATTAGCCATCATCCACTCTGCTTCTTCCAGAGTTTCTGCGTATCCTTCTACACAGAGAAAATTGACTACCTCACACTCAGTCACAATATCCTGAATCATTTCAGGACTCATTTCCATCATGATGTAATGTGCCTCTTCTAGAGACTCTGCATGACCATTCTCGGCAATGTAATTCAATACGATATCATATGCATCATATCCTTCACCAATCTTCTTATTTGGTCCAGAAATCGCAGTAGCAAGTCTTCCACTCTTCATTCCAGTAACATTTGGTTTAATATTACCACTTGGTTTAGTTGGTTGTTGGCCAGTCTGATAACCAAAGGTTTTCTGCATCAAGGGGTTTGGAGTCTTCTTCTTAGCAGCAAGTGTTGGGTTTGCCTTTGCCCAGGTTGCCATGTCCTTTGCCTTATCACCAGTCTGCTTTGCTGGTGCTGGTGCAGAAGGTCTAGGAGCAGTCTTTGCAGCAGCAGTAGGTGCTGGGGTACGTGAAGGTGCTGGGGTAGGTGGTGTAGATCTACCACCGCCAGAGCCGGTGCCGCCACCGCTTCCTGTAGAACTAGAAGGAGGTTTTCCTAATGGCTTTCCATCAACTCCTCTTAAAACCATAGGTTCATTTTTAGGAGCATTTTGCTGAACCTTTCTGCCAAGATCTCTAAATTTGCTTGAGGGAGCAGTTTTAGATGCTGCATCTCTCTCCAATCTTCCTCCAGACCTATATGTTGTATCTCCAAGCGGTCTTCCACCTTGCCCTCTTCTGTTTCTTGGTATATGTGCAGTCTGTGGTTTAGATGCAGTTGGTTTATTTTTATCCATACCAAAAATTGCTCTTGCATCTTGAGTCAATTTATTTGCACCTTTGATGCGCTCAGCTTCCGCTCTTTGAAAGATATTTCCTTTTGAATCTGCTTTAACATTTCCTGGTTGCTCTTCAATATATGCTTCATACATGTCTTCCCAAGTATACTCACTCAGGTCATAACCTTCTTCGATAAGTGAGTTCACCCAATTTTCAACTTCTTCCCAAAGTTGTTCTTCGGCAATTGTTTCTTCAGTCTGATATACGGCATGGTATGCTTCCAACAGTTCTCGTGCCGTTTTAGAATTAATAGTTGACATGTTTTTATGAAATAATTTCTGTCGTATTTTTATTTATAAAAAAAGAGGGTTTTAAAGACCCTCTAACCATATATTTCAGTTTCTTGTAATTGTCAAAGCTTAAAATCACTAAAAGTATTGGCAGTAACATCTTGTTTAATTCCACCAATAATATAACTCTCTATTTCCGTTTCTTGAGGTGCCACTTGAAGTCCCTTAGAAGAGATCCAATGCTCAGTCCAAGGAAGTGGATTATTCTTTGCAGGAATATCATAAAGTGGTTTAAGACCAATTGCCTTAAGTCTACGATTCGCAATCCATTCTACGTATTGTTGCAGAAGTTTATCATTCAACCCAATCATAGATCCATCTTTAAACAGATATTCTGCCCAAAGTTTCTCTTGATTGACTGCCTTTTCAAATGTTTTATAAATCCAATTTTCCTCTTCTAATGCAATTTTCTTCATCTCAGGATCATCACCCTCTTTCCACTTATTCAGAATGTTTTGAGTAATGACTAGATGTTGATTCTCATCTCTTGCAATTAATGAGACAATTTTTGCACTTCCTTCCATAAGTTTGAGTTCGCCAAAAGCAAAACTGCAAGCGAAACTGACGTAAAAGCGAATACCTTCAAGAATATTAACGTTTGCAATTGCTCTGAAAAGTTTCCGTTTGAGTTCATATCTACTTTCCTGTGCTGATGGTACTTCTTCTAATGCATGTAGCCAATCATCAGTACTTCCATAATGCTGAGCATGATTAATGAAGTCATTATAAGACTCAGTAACACTAAAAGCACGTTCGAGGATTCTTTCATCACGAAGAATCGTATCAAACACTTCAGAAGGATCTGAATAAACATTCTTGATAATATATGTATAAGATCGAGAATGAATCATTTCCATAAACTCCCAGACCTTCATACATGCTTCCAACTCAGGTAGAGAGCAATACGGTGCAAATGCCATACTGGGTCCTCTACCTTGCACAGAATCCAACATAACTTGATATTTCAAGTTACTGGTAAAGATATGCTTTTGTTCTGGTCGTAATGTTTTGTAGTCTGAGATATCTTTTTGTAAGGAGACTTCTTCTGGTCTCCAGAAATATCCTAATTGTTGAGTCGTCAGTTTTTCAAAAATTGGATATTTGTAAGAATCATATCTTTGTATACCTAGTGGTTTTCCAAAAAACATTGGTTGCTTTTTGGTGTCAACTTCTTCAGAATTAAAGACGGTCATTTGTTTGACCATTTTCTTCTCCTCTGTTGTGTTTGTTTTAAATCTTACAAGACTCACAATCTTCCTCCGACGAATCTAAAATATCAGAAATTAAATTATCAATTGATGGTTTGGACTCTTCGATTTCATCCGTTTTGAAATCATAAGTATTTTGATAATAACTTGTCTTCCAACCATACTTATATGTAGTCAAAAGATCTTGTGCCATTACGGACACAGGAACCTCATTATTGGGGTAGTTCAATGGATTATAACTCCAGTTGCCAGAAATTGCTTGGTCAAAAAACTTTTGCATTACGGCAACAATATTAATATAACCCTCATTACTCTTCATATCCCAAAGAAGAGTGTAGTTATTTTTGAGAGTGGCATATTGCGGCACAATTTGTTTCAAAGGTCCCTTTTTGCTCTTCTTAATTGATAAGTATCCTCTTGGTGGTTCAATACCATTTGTTGCATTAGAAACGACTGAGCTGCTTTCTGAGGGCATTTGTGCGGACAATGTGCTATTACGTATGCCATACTTTTGAATCTTCTCTCTGAGGCGATTCCAATCATATTTTAACTCATTGGCAACGATTTCGTCTACATCTTTTTTATATGTGTCAATAGGTAAAATACCATTTCCATATTTGGTTTTCTTCCACCACTCACATGGACCTTTCTCTCTTGAAACTCTAACCGATGCACGAATCAAATGATACTGAAATGCTTCTGTTAAATCATGAATGAGTTTCCAAGCTTCTGGGGAATCATAAGTTACTCCATTTTTTGCCAAATAATGTGCCAGTCCAATGTATCCTATACCAAGAGACCTACGTGCCTTTGTAGCAATTTCAGCTGCTCTTACAGGATATTCTTGAAAATCGATTAATTCATCTAGTGATCTAACAGAAAGATCACAAAGATCTTTTAAATCCTCTTCATCTTTCAACTTTCCAATATTAACAGCAGACAAAATGCATAGCGCAATTTCGCCATTTTTATCATCAATATGTTGAATAGGTTTTGTTGGAAGTGTGATTTCTTGGCAATTATGGACAAGAATATCATTTGCGAAGAAATTGTGAGTTCCTTCTACTGTAATATCATAAACGGGAATTTCTTCTTCAAGATATTCAATCTTTAACATTTTTTTCTCCTATTTTGTTCTAAAAGTTGTTTAGCAAGTGCTCTTTGAGTTTCGTCTTTATAGTAAGGATTATACATTAATCCTGTTTGTTCTTCAATACATTTATAAAAGTTTTGATGATTTCCTCTAAATCTATTTTTAGAAAAATGTTTTGGGAACTTTACATTCAATTCACTAGAAGCAAACTCAACTATTCTTTTTCTTCCACCAATAAATCCATACTTTTTGGCAAACTTCACACCAATTTCTATAAGTTGTTCGTCAGTAAGTCCAGAATAGTTTGGGTTGTTATAACCAGTAGTTCTTACAGAAATACCATTTCTCCACTTTTCTTGAACCTCTTGTGAGCATCGGGGAAGCATCCAACCACCAGTTCCTCCTGAAGTTGCATTATAACCTTTTTTAGTATCACTTTCAAAGAGTTTGATGAAGTGCGATTCCTTTTCATTGATAAAGTTTTCATCTTCAGTTTGATAAGTTTCAATCACAGATAAGTCCCAACAATCTTCACCATATTTTCTAATAGCGGAATGAAATCTAAATTTAGAACCATTTCTTGCTGACGATAAATGGCGATTCCAACGATGCTCTAAAGAATATTCAGTTTTTCCTATGTAATATTTTCCGTTTTTCTTATTAGTAATTTTATAAACAATATATGTTTTCATTGTAGGAAGTGTAATCTCATAACTATTTATAAAATATAGACATTACACTTCCTATATATCAGTTAATTACCAACTCATCATTTTCAGTTAAGTCCTTTGCCATTACATATCCACGATTTTTTGTGAATACTTGGTGCTCTGGTGTGACCACGATACTCTTACCACTTTCTTCATCAGTAATTTTCATTACCTTTGCTTTTGGTGAGGTTTCTGTAAAATTAGTAATTTGTGCCCACTCTTCTTGATTAGATTGAATATTATAAGAAAGAACTTTTAAATCTTTGTAATTTGGATCAGCAATATACCCATCCAAGTTTTTAATGCTAATTGTCTTTCTTATACAATCTTTTCCATAATAGAACTCAATTGTAATTTGCGTATCACCAGAAACACAAAGATTACTCATCTCAACTTTATCCATAAAAGATGAGTGAGAATTGCAGTGATCGATATTCATGATGTAAATACGACCTGTCTCTGCTCTTTCTTTCAAAAGACTTAGAAAGAGTTCTTGAGCTCCGATAGTTTTTCTTGGAACAGAGTTATCTGATTCATAACCCACATATAACTCATCAAATCTATCAGTGCCAAAAGCATCATACAAACCAGGAACGTCGTGTGGACTGAAGAGAGTAATGTCTTCGTCTTTGATAAATCGCTCATAGAAGATTTTACTGGTTTGAATACTATAATCTAACTTACGAACACGATTATCTTCAGATCCCTTATTATTTTTTAATACGAGGATGTCTTCTATTTCTTGGTGCCAGATGGGGAAGTGTACTGTCGCTGATCCACCTCTGATGCCATTTTGAGTGCAGCATCTGACAGTGCTTTCAAACTTCTTGAGGAAAGGGACAACACCTGTGTGAGTAACTTCTCCCCCCCTGATTTTGCTGTTGATGCCACGGATTCGACCTGCGTTGATACCGATTCCCGCCCTTTGTGCAACATATCGGCCGATAGCCATATCAGAACTAAAGATGCTATCGAGGGTGTCATCAGAATCAATAAGCACACAGCTAGCATATTGTCGAAGTGGAGTTCGCACTCCCGCCATGATAGGTGTGGGAATGTTGATTTTGTGTTTTGAGATTGCGTCATAGTATCTCCTTACGTAATCAAGTCTTGTTTCTTTAGGATACTTGGAAAAAATAGTTGCTGCAATCAAAAGATACATGAATTGTGGAGTTTCATACACCTTTCCAGTGCTTCTATCCTGCACAAGATACTTATCTACAACTTGACGAAGACCGGCATAAGTAAAAAGATAATCTCTCTGATGATCAATAAATGATTCAAGTTTTTCAAACTCTTCATCAGAATATAAATCTAAAATTTCCGCATCATAAACTCCAGACTCCACACATTTTTGAACATGCTCCAAAACTTTTGGAGAATCATGCATTCCACCAAACAATTGTTTACGAAGAGAAAAGAGAAGTAACCTTGCTGCAACATACTGGTAGTTTGGGTGGTCCAAATCAATCAAATCTGATGCAGAACGAATTAGAATCTCCTGAATCTCTGCCGTTGTAATGCCATCATAAAACTGAATGCCAGACTGCATCTCCACTTGACTAGCAGAGACCCCAGCAAGGTCCTTACAAGCTTCTTCTACCATTACATGAAGTTTATTGAGATTGAGAGATTCAAGGTTTCCTGATCTTTTTACAACTTTTGTTCCGTTCGTCATATTTTTTTCCAATTGTTAAACTTAATTTTTGCCTGTAAACCAGAGTATGTATTTGATTTTAACACACTCATAATGTCATGTCCAGAAAGAATCATATCATTGATATCCTTTTCAACTATATTTCCTGGCCAGATGACGATTTTGTGACCTCTATCAAGAGTATTCCCAATTCTGCCGACAATCTCTTTATTACGGGGCTCATTGTCGTATACAAAAATAAGGTCGCTTCCTTCAAGACAGTCCATGTCACCGTCACTGCCACACATAGCCACACTATTGCTGACAAAATTGCTGTCGAAGGGTCCTTCGACCACATAGATTGGTAATTCTTTATTGATTGTATTAAGTCCATAGATTTTTGGTGCATCTTCGTTTAACATGACGCTTATATATTTAATCGAATTAGGATTTAGAGATCTTCCCTGAAATCCGATTAAATTGGAATTGAAGTCATAAAGTGGGATTATAATTCTTCCCTCATCATTAAGAGTATTTGAAAATGTTTTTTTCTGAGCATTTGTCCATTTTTTAAACTCATGAGCATAATAAAACTTACTCGAATCTAATTTTCTACCTTCAAGATATTTTCTGGCAACTTCAACTTCAGATGCTTTAGGTAAGTCAATCTTTTTTTTAAAGACTGGTCTTTTAAAATTAAACTTAGGAGTCTCAACTACAAAGTTTTTTCCAGTGTGACCTTCTTTAAACTTCTCTAAAGTATATTGTTTATGAAGAGTTGAATCTAGTTGCTTTAGAAAATTATTAAATGAAAAACTCGCTCCACAATTATGACATTTAAAGTTAGTATTATTTTTAACAGTGTAAATATATCCTCGTGCTTTGGTCTTATTTCTTTTTGAATCACCGCAAAAAGGACATCTAAAATTATAAAGATTTACTTTTACTCTTTTAAACTTTTCTAAGCGAGATGAAATTAATCCAATATATTTGGAATCAACCAAATCCATTACAACACAGAATCATATCTCTGTATTTTAGCAGGTGGTTGGTCTGGAGTCAATACATCAACGACGACTGCTGACTGAGAAAATGCAAAAGAAACTACAGCAGCAACGCCAATCAGTATCCATCTAAACTTTGCGACTTCCTCTATTTTCTTTTCCAATTCTCCAATTTTTTCAGAAACTTTTAAATGCTGCTGGTGATTTTCATCCTTTAATTCACTTATCATGTTACTAATCATCTCATCAGTTTTTCCACACTGCTCAATTTTTTGATCATGTACAGTAAGCATTTTGCTGATGTTTTGACTCGTATTTCCCATCATCTGAATTGCTTCATCAATTCTTTTCAACATGACTTCATATGAGGAAAGTCTTTCCTCCAATACTGCTATTTTAGTGTCTGCTGAAGATGAGTTTGAGTTAAACATTGATGGAGACAGGATAGATTTGTTTATCATTACAAATCCCTTGAAAGTCCTACTACTATTTATTTTCTGAAGATATTCTACTCCATAATTTTCTAGCTCCCTTCATATAAAGATAATTCTTCTTTTTCTTAAATACTGGGGGAGTTTCTGTGTTGGGATTAAATCCCAATCCTGCAGCATTGGCAACATTAGTTGGACCAGATTCTTCTTTTAGACTTCTCAGAATTGAAATAACTTTATCTATATTCATTAGATTTTTTGTAGATGTGAGAGACACTTCATATCTTCCCGAATATCATGAACTTTTGTTCTTGGATACTCAGGTATTCTATTTAAAAATACTAAGAAACTCTTTATTGATGGCCAAAGATCACTTTCCAAATTATAAAATAGTAATGGCACAGCAGCATCATTAAAAACATTAAACAATACAATTAAATGATTTAGAATCAAGTGAGTTTTGAGCTCACCAGTACTCTTATACTTTTTAAGCAATCTTTTTACATATCGTATCCGCTTCAAATCATTTTCAAAATCCTCCATCGTCAATGCTTGAGGATTATCATAAAACTTTATAGCAAATAAGTAATAATTACTTTCATTCAACTCATCAAATCTCATATATCAATTATTTTTGTCCGGGAAACTGTGGAACGTTGCCAGTAGCAATTCCAGACATTGCAACTAAAACTTCACTCTTAACTCTCAGATTTCCCTCATTGTCATTATAGGTCATGATTCCGACCCATCCAGCATGAGGAACTGCATATTGAGATCCAAGAGCAGATTGAGCACCAGCGGTTGAAATACCGTAAACAAATGTATCTGCATTTGTTCTTGTCTCACTATACTGACTATCAAGAGTTACATACTTAGGCTCTTGATTGATTGTATAAGTTGTGCTAGCGATTGCAGCACCACTTAGCATTGCAGTAGATCCAACTGTGAGTTGAGTAGTACTGTCAATGTCTACGATAACTGCATCACCGAAATAAGTTCCTAGTCTACTACCAAAACGAATTACATCGCCTGTCTGTGCATATCCAGGCAATCCAAAACTAGTACCAGTTCCAGTAACAACTAGAGTGCCATAATCCAATGATACTAAACCAGTAGTACCGACACCGATATTATCTTTATTGCCCCAGAGAGACATACCTTTTACCTGCGAAATCTTTTCTGATAATATTTATAAAAAAAAGAGACCTTATCTTCGGCCTCTTTTATGATGCAATATTGTCCTTAAAAAATGACTTGTTAAGTCTAAAACACCATTCTCCTCAAACCGCTTTGTTTTTGCCAACCATTCAGATGCTGTTAAAAGCAGACCAAGAAGTATAGTTACTCCCCAGTTAGTTGCTAAGCATGTAAGCATAATCAGTCTTGTGGCTTATAGAGAAGCTCTTTAACAGTCGAAAGAACCATATCATCGATGCTGTTATCGGTAGTGGTAACATACTTCTCAAGAAGTTCGATGACAAGATTTTTAACTGAAGGATGTGTTGCAATTCTGATGATAATTGGTTTTACAATTGCTACAATTGCGTCCATGATGTCCTCCGTGTGAATGTGGATTTTATCCTGAACTATTTAGTTTTTTCTAAATTAGAAATCCACCTTTTTTCTTTTTTGTCCCATCGTTTAACTTCACCTGGGCGAAGTCTATCTTTTGCAGATTCAACATCTTGAGTAAATTGTTTCCAATTCTTACCATGCTTCATACGAGCATCTCTTTGACGATAATCCTCCTCTTTTTCTAAGTCTTTTTTTGCAAAATCAGAATGATATGTTGATCTTGAAAGAGCTTCTTTTAGTTTACCAGTAGTAGTGTCATATTCTCTACCATATTGATCATATCTTCCCTGAAATCCAACTCCAGGAGAAAGATCCTTTTTAATTGTTTTCAATTTTTTCATCCTTAAGTATGCAGGATCATTTGCACCATAAACGGCCATATTAATAAATCAGTCTCCCTGATATCTTTTTCCTGCTGGAGTGTCAGATCTATAACGACCTTCAGATTCCTTTTCTCTCTTGTCTCTGGTATCCTTTGGTGCTTCTACTCTTCTCCTTGAAGTTTTCTTTACTTTAGGATCGTCATGGAATACGGCACCTTCACTTTTTCTTAGTTTTTCCTTGAATGCTCCCATATCAAACTTTTCTTTCATAGCTTCCTTTGCCTTCATTGCAAGTTTATCAACTTTTTGACCTTTAGGAAGTTTACGAACTTCTGCTTCTGGTGTTTCCGGTGATTTGTCAGTTTCCTTTTTCTTTCCTTTAGATAAAGCTCTCTGAGTAGCAATAATATCGTCAGCAGCTGCTCTCACTTCTCTATCTCTTTTTTGCTTCTTACGATCCTTATCAGTCATCATTCGTGCCATTCTTTCTTCACGGGATCTAAGTTTTTCATCAATTACTTCACCTTCTGGCTCATAAGACATCTTAAGACCCATTGCTCTCATCTTGTTTTTAGCAAGATTCATTGCAGTTGGAATTGATCTTTTATCAACAGTTTCACATTTTTTCTTTTCATTTTCTTCTTTATGAGTTGGAAGTCCCTCGTGAGAAGTTTGTGCATATTTCTTTGCTTCCTTGCTACTAATGCTCTTAGCAGCTTTTGCAACTTCAGGAGAAGGTGCTTTCATATCACCCTTCTTAGTTGCATAAACCATCCCCATAAACTTTTGCTGTGCCTTACTTACTGCCTTTTCGGTAATAAATGGACCTTCCATTTCATGATGTGCAACTTGAAGTCCCATTCCCTTCTTTCCACCAGGCATTGGGGGATTAACAACCACTTGATTCTTTTTCTTTCCCTTTAACACATCAATTTTACCATCACCCTTTTCGTAGATAACTTCCTCCTTTGCCATAGCCTTCCCAATTACCTTACGACGATTCATCAAATAATCATCCTGCTTATTCACTTTATCATCATTATTCACATCAGAATCTTCTTTGCCGACTGGATCTAAACCTTTTTTAGCCCTTGCAGTATATTCACCCCTTTTCTTTTCCCCCTCATATGGTTCACCATATTCTGTCATTTCAACAGACTCAATATTTGGATTCGCACGCAATTCACCAATTTTTTCACGAGTTGCATATCTAACATAAGATCTATTATCCTTTCCAGTTACTCTTACCTTATACTTTCTATCTTTAGAAGACTTCATTTCCTCCTCATAAGTTAAAACAATCCCACTTTCATTATCAACACCCTCAACAAAAACTTTATACAAAGCATTTGCAACACTAGAAGATGCAATGTCTGGAACGTTTAAATTATTCACATATTGCTCCTGCATTCCTTCTTTACCAAAAAGACTTTGTTTTACCATCTGCCTCTCTTCCTGTCCCATACTACTATTTTGCATATATTGTGAAAATGCTTGTCGTAGAGGAAGCTCTTCTCTACGTGCTCTATAACGAATATCGTAAACAGCTTGTTTTACTCTTTTTGCCGGATCTTGCTTCTCGCCACCATCTCCCCTTTCCGAAGACTTACTTTTATCAAAATTAGCAGGAGTGTGCTTTCTAGTAGGAAGCTCCTCAGCAATATGTTTTTTCATGAGTAATGTCTACTTCTTATTTTTTCTATACTTATTTATGAAATTGATACCGTAGGCTTTACCACCAGGTTGAAGATTTTCTTTTCCAGTTCCAACTGCTCCTGGAGTTTGCTTTGCTGCATACTTAAAAAATCCAGTAGTACCAACAAGAGTGTTTGGTTTATTTGGTTCTCTATACATTCTATCCATTTTAACTTCAGTATACTCCACAACATCTTTTATCCAAGACTTAAACATTTGATTAGATTCTGTAACACAAATCAAATAATTAGTTCCTCTGCGAATAATTTCTCCGACCATTCCAGTATTCAAGTTTTGAATTACTTCACCAATTTTGAAGACATTGTTGGAAATATAATTTTCTCTTAATGACCTATAATCAAGTTTTGGTGCAATTTCCCAAAGATTCCACCCTTCCTTAATATTCATGGAACCACGAAGACGGTCAAATAATTCTTTTGCCTCAGATCTTTTAATTTCTGGTGGAAGACCCTCCCTAAACTTTTTAAAATCTCCCTCAGCTGCTGCTAATCTCATTCTGGAAGCAGACATCCCTTCAACTCCTTTTGCATCGGGATCTCTTTCTCCAGCAGAAACAACCTCAATATTATCAAAGGCATAAAGTTTTCCATTATAATTATTAGATAACTTTTCAAACTCTTTGACTCTATCGCCACCACCAACAATCCTCACATTTGTCCACCCATCATTGTGAGCCATTTTCAAAACATCAAAAATTGTTTTTGAGTTTGGATCGTTTACGATATTATTAGCATGAGAAGGATAAAACTTCTGCATGTATTCAATCTTAGTATCTGGATCTAAAGGATTTTTCTTTTTATCCTGAGTTCGAGATGGAAAAATTAAATACTCACCACCCTCATCTTGAGATGCTGCTTGTGCCGCAACATCCATTAATTGTTGATGTCCGATCGTTGGAGGATTAAATCGACCAAAAGCAATTGTTAGAGTTCCTTTCGTTTTTTCAACTGGTGGGGGTCCAACTTCCTGTGGTTGCTGCTCCGCCTCAGGTTGTTGCTGCTGTTGCTGTGATTCGATATCTTGCTGTGCTTGCTGAACTAAAGCAGGGTCATTATATCCTGGTGAAGATATCTGTTTTTCCTTTTCAGTTTGTGGAGGATCTTTTTCTCCAATCTTTTGTCTCTTGTTATAAAACTTTAACTGACCACCTTCAGTTTTTGCAATGAACTCTCCACGACCATCATACCAACCTCCATGACCATCTCCACGAAGACCAAGACGCTTTGCTTGCTCAGATGCAGATGTTGCTTCTTTTAAGAATTGAAAAAAACTTTTCATTATTTAATCTTCTTTTTAAGGATTTCTAGAGTTATTACCCTTTCATTAGATAATATGTACTGTAGAATACTCTTTCTAATCTTTATATATTTATTCTTAATATTTTTATTCTTCGTAGAATCTATCCTTTTTTGAAAAGATAGATATACAAAAGAAAGCAAGTCTTTGTAATTTCCATCAAAATCTGAGAGAATCTCATTCAGTAAACTCTTAATTTCCATATCATTCCAGTTTATAATAAGGTGCAGAATAAACTGCTTGAGAACTCGCGTACAAATACAAATCCTGAACTATTTGGTTTTTTGTCTCATTTGGAATTGATGAGAATATATCAAATAACTTCATGACAAGATACTTTGAATATCTGTATTTGTTGCTTTTTTTCTGTATATCACTTGCCGTTTGCGAAACCATTTGTGGAGATATAACTCCGTTTCTAACCATCATCTGAGCAATATCAGTGCAATGACTTATTGTATTCTGAACAGCAAGATTTGCAGATTCTGCAGAGGATGGAAGTTGATTAATTCCATGCCTCTTAAGTATAAAATTAATTGGTCCCAAAGAAACTTTTCCTTGATTAGCAGAAGCTCCTTTAATTTCCCCCTGCCAACCAGTTAAAGAAGTTTCTCCACCAAAACTTCTGAATTGTATTTTTTCATTTGGAGAGTTTCCCCATCTAATATATCCATCCATAGCATCAACATTTGTAGTCATTCCATAATATTTTGCAGATGTAACTTTACTATCATTGGGAAAGTTCTTTTTACTTATTGTTGCTGTTCCAACTATTTTCTTCAGAGATATTCCTATCAGACGTTTTTCATTAATCATTTCAAGCATTTTTGAATTCAATCCCTTCAATGTCTTTTCATTAACAATCTCAGAAATATTTGCATCGCTTTTAATCATATAGATGTCTGCTGGACTCCATTTGTTCAGATTTCCAAATGCCTTTTCTTCCCTATTAATACGAGTAAAAGTAGATTCAATCAAAGAAACTTCATTAGAACCTCTATGAAAAATATAATTACCACTTCCCCTAAACTTCCTAAACAAAGCATTTGCACCCGAAATTGAAGAGTTTACCCATTCGTCTGGTAAATCATTCATTACACTCTGAAATGGTGTATCTATTCTAGCAGTAGAAAATGCTTTTTGAAAGTTTTCCAATGTAACATCAGAATTATTCATTTCTCTACCCAAAACATTAAATACTAAAGCACCATAAAGTGCCTGAGCAGATTCTGTTAGTTTTGTTAAAGCTGCTCCCGCTCCAGAACCTCCTGAACCACTCTTCTTATAAATTAACTTAATTATAGAGTTTGATTTTGGGAGCGTAATTTTTGTTACTGGAAAAGATGATTCACTTTTGTCTACCTCATTTTTATAATTAATTCTTAATGACTTAAGTTGAGCAGATATGGCATTTTGCACATCCCCTCTTTGCGAAGATAAAATCCTTATCTTATCAACTTTTGGACCAGCTTTAACAACCTTCTTCTCATAAGGTTGTAATATTTGATTCAAAGAAAGTAATATTTCCGAATCTGTCATTTTTATTTTTATTTAGTGCTCAAGAGAGGACTTGAACCTCCACGTCACAAGGACACAGGTACCTAAAACCTGGGCGTCTACCAATTCCGCCACTTGAGCTTATTCTTATTATATCATAAGGTAGAACACATTTCAATCAAATTTAATAAAACCTTTTCATCATATTTGTTTTTGGCAAAATTTAAAGTTGTGCTAATAAATTGTATATTTCCCTTCACATATCCTTTTGAACTATCAATTCTATCTAAACTAGCAATTAAATTTGGATTTGATTTATCATGAGATTGGTCAGTCAAAGGAAGAACTAGTTTTCTTTTTAAATATGGACATTTACCTTCTTGCATTTCCCATACTTCTTTCAAATATTTTAAATCAATATTACACTCTCTATTTTTAGATTTACTTCTACTTTTAACTTTTTTTAGTGTTTCCCTAAAAGGAGAATACTCATCTCTGTCACTTCCACTAAATTGTTTTATAAAGTTTCGATTTTCTTCACTTTTTCTCCAGATATCTAAATGTGAAGTATCAAAACTACTAGAACATTTTAAACTACAAAAAAATGGAGTTCCCAATTTAATTTTTCTATTATATTCACTTTTAATTTTTTCAAATCGCAGTCCACAATTTTTACAAACACAACTAACCATAGTGCTCTCCACAACTATAGTTATTTATAATATTCTCTTACTCTCCACCAATGGAAGCATCGAGCCTCGAACTCGAAACCTCTTGAATGCAAATCAAGTGCTCTTCCAATTGAGCTATGCCCCCAATAAAAGAATTATATCACCTAATGGGCATCAGGTCAAATAATTCTGGATGAAGTCTTCCATACTTCCTCCTGCGGCAGCACAACGGGCATCCATTTTCAGAGTTACTTTTTTATCTTTAGTCATCGATCGTCAGCAGCACGATTTTCCGAATAGTAAGGATCGAAATTACCACCTGGATAACGCTTTTCCAGTTTCCTAACATTTCGTGTGATTACTTCATCAATAGAAACATCAAGAGCAATACAAGCTTGAGTCACATACCACATCAAATCTCCAAGTTCGATAATAAGATGCTCCTTGTTATCTTCATTCCAGGGTTTGTTTTGAAAAATCATCTTTTTAATAATTTCAAGAAACTCACCGCCTTCGGCATTAATACCAACACCAGCAGTAAGAAGTCTTTCGATATTAGCACCTTTCTCATCCAATTCTACAAGACGACCAGAAAGGGAAAGAAAATCTGTCGATGCATCGGAAGTTACAGCATCTACAAACTCAGTATATTTTTTAAAATCAATCTTTTTATCCATTAGAACTTAAATCCCTCAAATGATTTTTTAGGTTTGTCTTCTTCATAATTATACTCTTCTTCTTGTCCAGAGTCAAGTATATTATCCTGAGCAGTTTGCTCACAATCGTACAATCTCATCTTTGCACGATCAATACCAACAATAAATCTTTTAAATATCGTTGGATCATTATATCTATTCTTCAATTGTTTCACCATAATCTGTCCAAGCCCCTCAAGCTCTTCTGTAGAAATAAGGGCAAACATAAGATCAGCAGTAGCAGGGAGACCAAAGGACTCAGAAGTATCAGTAAGTTCAACATCAGAATTGCCGTAACCTGAACGAGTGGTTTGGGTAGCAGAAACAATAGGTAGGTTGAACTCAACGGCAAGTCCGCGTAACTCTTCTGCAATCGCTTTAATATAGGAATATGAATTGACTGAAAGATTACCTTTGTACCGACTGGAAGCACATATATTAAGGTAATCAATGAAAATAATATCAGGTCTAAATGATTTCTTAAGTGCAAGTTCGTTAAGAAGTGCCTTAAAGTGTCCACTATGTGCTGATGCAGTAGGATACTCTTTAATTATAAGAGTTCCTTGAGTTTTCTTTGCAATACCAGTGACCTTATTTTCAAACATTGCCTTTGGTAAATCTGTCAACTGTTGAATTGGCACATTCAGTAAGTTTGCATCAATTCTTTCAGCAATTTTCTCCTCTGCCATTTCCATTGTAATATAGAGAACGTTCCGTCCTTGGAGCAGCACGGAGCTAGCCACATGGCACATGAATAAAGATTTGCCGACACCAGTACCAGCAAGCGCGATATTAAGAGTTTTAGAAGGTAGACCCCCCTTTGTAATTTTGTTGAAATAATCGATATCGAATGCAATTCTTTCCTCCTTTTTATGATAAAAATCATATCTTTCTTCATAATTCTGAAGATAATCATGTCCAATATTATTATCGAATGATACTGCTAATGCATCAGAAAGAATACTTGGAATCGCATCACGATTCTTTTTATTATCATTTCCATCTGCAATATGAATCGATTCCATCAGTGCCAAATAAATGGCACGATCTCTGCACCATTTTTCAGTACTATCAGTCAACCATTGCTTATCTATAGGAGAATCATCTAAAGATCTGCAAATATTCCTAATACCTTTTATTTCATCTTCGGTAAGATCATTTCGATTTTCAACTTCGATTTTAAGTGCTTCAACGGTAATCGCAGATCCATACTTTACAATAAACTTTGTAATCTCTTCAAAAATAACTTTTTCAGATCTTTGCTCAAAATAATCTGGTTGTATAAAAGGAATAACTTTTCTAGAATAATCTTCATTAAATATTAAGTTTCTGAGAATTGTAGTCTCAATTCTTTCCATAAGAGAAATGTTGTTTCGCGGCAGCATCAAGTTGCTGCATTACTTCTTCAGTGAAATATTGTTCTGGATTTTTTAGAATCTCCTTTCCATAGATTTTTTTGCCATTAATTTCATATCTTCCAGCAGTATTTTTCCACATTCCTGCAAGTTCACCCAACTCCAAAAGTCCATAGTAACGATCCAATCCTCTTTCATCATAATATAAACGAATCTCAACATCTTTGTTTTCTTTGCTCAAACGCGACTTAGCAGTCTTAGCTTTGATAATGTTTCCAATAACTTCTGTTCCATCCTTCTCTTTCTTTTTACTGAGATGAATAATAGTAGAAGCGGCATACTTAAGACCACTACCACCTCCCATCTCTTTAGTAGGAACGTAAGAACCGATGACATCATAGACATGATTTGTGACTAGCATTGGGATGTTTGCTTGACCTAGTTTCAAAGTTAACATTCTAAATGTACCCTTAACAAGTTGAGATTTTGTCATATCCCTAACCTGTTTATCATTTAAAACATCAGTAATTTCCTTATTCGTGGAGAGCATTCCCAAAGAATCTAGCACAAACATACATGGTTTACGCTCATCTACAGGTTTCTTTAAATAAATATCAACTGCTTTAAGAGCTTTATTCCTAAAGTCTTCAACGGTAACAACATTTACAACGACAGTTCTAGTTATATCAATTGCGCGACTTTCTAAAAGAGATTTAGTGATAGCAGCTTCAGTATCGAAATAAAGACAATATCCATCAGGATTATTATCAAGAAAGTTTTTGACAACAGCAAGAGAGAAGAAAGTTTTTCCAGTAGAAGACTCACCAGCAATGGCAGTGATCTTATTCCCAGATACACCACCGTATATACTACCTGAAACCAATGCATTAAAAATATACGAACCTGTGTCCACATAGGTTTCAGTTTCATCAATATCAGCGGCAAGTTTGGTGTAATCATCACCAATTTCTTTTACGATATCTTTTAAAAAGTCCATTATACAAAAAAGTCCTCTAGGGTATTAGTTTTTTCTACAGACCAACCAATTGCATCGAGAATCGATTTTAGTGGCTCAACAAAACTCTTTTCAAATTGTAAGTCATAATCAATATATTTGTCAAGACCAAGTTCTCTAGGAAAGTCTGAAATGAACGAAATTATATTTTCATGAATAATATTTGGTTTTTTCAAGTATAGAAATTTTATCTTTTCACCATTATTAATCAATGAATACTTATTTGTCAGATTATTCTCTTTAATATAGTAATTAAAAAGAAGTGCTCCTCTTACATGAATCGGTGTTCCTTTAATATAAATTGAGGAGTGTGATTTATATTTCTTCACATCAGAAGCAGTTCTTGGAAATGCAATTTCTTCTGGTGATAGATTTTTAAACTCTCCCCTACACTTATCAATGAAATCAATTACATCATCTTCATTACCCCTCATCATCAATTTTAGACCATCCTTAATCATTTTACGACAAGGTGCTGGTGTTGAAGATTTAACTGCTTCAATTCCCATAATTTTAAGTTTAGGTTCTTCATAACGAACACCTTCACTATCCCACACATTCAGAATGTATCTTTTCTTAGCAGTCCATATACCACGTTCTGCAATATTTTCACGCTTCATTTGCATTTTTTGCTCATATGCATTGACATACGACGCAAGTTCCTGATAGCAGGTTTCGATATACGGTTCAAATTGTTCTTGGCATATCTTATCCAAGAGCGAAACAATCTTACCCGTATCATCAGACTTATCAATAAAATATTGGTCAACAAGAGGTCCAAGATTAAGATAAATTGAATCGGTGTCAGATGCGATAACATAATCAACATCTACTGTTTTTAAAATCTTATTTAGAAACTGATTCATCTTATTCTCAATCCATCGGATTGAGACTTGTCCCGATAGTGTAATTGCCTCTGCATTTGCAAGTTTATAATATCTGAAATAATTATTTCCAATTGCGCCATAAGCAGAATTAAGTTGAATCTTCCGCGCCATTTGGATGTTATTATATCTGGATATTTCCTTTTCTTTAATTTCCCTTATCTTAACCAATTCTTTATCTGAGAGATTACTATATTTACTTTTACCAGATGCTTTAATATCTTTTTGATGCTCCTCTTTGTTTCCTCCAATTAAATATCCCATTACAAAATACCCCTCCTTTTCATTTCTTCTTCAATATCAACTAATTCCTGCTTAGATGCAAGCATTTTTTTCTTATAAACTTTCCTGTCTTTGTATATTCTATCCATAAGTTCTGGAAGAAATCCTCTCACATCCTTTTTATACATTGCCCCATTTGCACACACAGCATAATCTTTATACATTTCAAAAGTAATACTTTCATCAAGTATCTTTTCAACTGTTACACTAGGATGCCTCTCATCTAAAAGAGTTTCAGGACTTATATTATATTGCATAATCAAATGTGGATAAAGACTATTCAAGTCAAAACTTACAACCCATTCATATTTTCCCGGAATTGGTTCTTTCACATAAGCACCAGCATATTTTGAATCTTTATCCAATCTTTCTTTTGGTGGAATTACAATTTTCCTCTTCTTAAGATAATTGAAAATAATTGTATCCCACATTCTCACCTGAGAAAAAACGTCCCCATAGTTTGCCTTAGCATCATATGCCATTGTAATAGCTAGATCAATCAACTTCATCTTGTCTTCAAGACGGTCAACAAGTTCTACGTCAATGATGTTATATTCTACAAACTTTTGCCACCCATTAGTATAAAAATCCTTAAAAGTATCAAACTCAGAGTGATCAAGTTTCTTCTGCCCCAATTCTACATCTGCAATATGATCAAGACGATAAGATTCTCTATTCACATAAGTAAACTTTTTGTAAAGATTCAGATAATCAAGTTGAGTAATTCCACCAACATCATAAGAAATTTGCTTTCTTCCAGATACATAAATCTCACTTTCAGTTACAAGTCCCCAAGGAGATATTCTTTTCATCAATTTCTCACCAAGAACTCTATCAATTCTCCGCACAAGATACGGAATATCATAAAGCTCGATATTCCAACCAGTTACTACCTCAGGAATGTTTTCTTCAACCATCCACCAATGAATGAAATCATTTAACAAATCTCTTTCATTGCTAAATTGTTTGTAGATTACATTATCTTGCTTGTTATCAAATGAACCCAAACCCCATGTTCGTATTTGCTTGGTTGCATAGTCCTGAATTGTTATGAGAAGAACTTCTTCAGAAGCAGACTCTGGATCTGGAAATCCATTTTCCGAAGCAACCTCAATATCCAAAGTTGTCAATTTGATTTTGTTGATATCAAATTTTATTTCATCTTCATTATAGATATCAGAAATATATTGATAAATGTAAGATGTATTTCCATAGATTTTAAAGTTTTCTACCCCATCATACTTCTTAACAAAATCTCTACATTCCCGAACAGTTCCAGGTTTAATTGGTTCAACATAATCACCAGAAAGAGTTTTAAACTTTGTTTCTTTATTTGAAGGTACAAAAAGAGTCGGATAAAACTTCTCACGGGTCATAAAATGCTTACCATTTTCATACCCTCTAACCAAGAAGTGGTCTCCGACCATCTGGACATTTGTATAAAATTTCATTAGGAAGTCAATTCAAGATATTTTTCAATAATTTCAGGTTTCGGATCTACAATTGTAAGAATACTATCCGAATGTATCATCATTTCTCTTTGATTTGTTACCTCTGGCCAAGGTTTCAAATTTTCATCAGAGTCAATTTGATAAGGATTGATTAGTTTACAATCTGGCTCACCAAGTTCAGATCCAACTTCAATAATCTCAGTAATAATTACGTTATCAACCTTGAGAAGAAGACACTTTACTGTTTTTTCCATTTACTCTTTCCTCATACATTTCTAAAATTTCTTTAATGGGTTCTACAACAGTAACTACCCAGTCTAAACTAACTGGAATTTGCTCATCATTTGAGAGCAATATCCACGGTGTCATTGACACTTGAAGATCTGCAGATGCACTTACATCACAATCTTCTGTTAGTAAGATTGACTTACTGATGTCAACTTTAAATGGGTTTGTGAATAGATATCCACATACTTTTTCTTCAGAAACTAATTCCTTTATATCAGAAACTAAAGTTTCTCCAGTTTTTAGTATTGCAATTTTTGTACTCATTTTACCAGATTTCCTTCAATCAGTATAACAATAAAAAAGGGAGATGTCAATGGATTTTGCCATTGATCTCCCGTGGCGACGATATCTGGGATAACCCCAAAATATTTAGAGATAATCTTTTCTCTTATGTTTTTCGGGGACAACTTTTCCAAGAACAATTCTCAAAAGCCCATCCTCAAAATCAACTGATCTAACTTCCGTATCTTCAGAGAGTGTCCAAGAACGTGTAAATGAGCGTTGAGCCAAACCTTTGTGCAAGTAGTTAGTTTCCGTTTCTTTATCTTCTTTTTGACCTTCGACAAAAAGTTTACCATCTTGAGTGTAGACATTAACTTCTTTGTTTCTAAATCCAGCAAGGGCAAGTTCTAATCTTGACTCAACATTACTTACTTTGATAAAATTATATGGTGGATAATTTGATGTAGTTTCGTGAAGATTAAATAA